TGGTAATGAAATTAATTTAAATACTGCGGCAAATAGAGTCACATTCCTAACAGTATCAGATTATAAAGAGAAAGTTGTTGATTACAGTAAGTTTTCATTAAATGCTACTAGCCATGATACACTAGAAAGATTAGATTACTTATTCCACACATACGGAAATACTTTTACTGCTACTAAAACAGCAGGTTCTAAATTTTTAACAGTACCTAGTGGTCTTCCAGCACATATGTTTAAAGGTTTGTCATTACAAGGAACAGGTATTAAAACAGGAACTAGTGGAACAGGAACAAATAAATTTGAATCAATAGAACCGTCTGACCAAGCACAAATATTGACTATGGAATTTGCTGCACATAGCAGTGGAAGTATTACAGTGACAATGTTTGATAACGAAAGGTCTGATGTTGGAACTGATGATGCTGATTACGATAATTATATTGACCACACAAATAGAGATGTTGCTGATGCTAGTGCAAAGAGTGACTTATCCGGCCCTACGAGATATTTACATTACGACTACTCTCCAACTAAAAACAATTCTACTATTAATGTTGTTGATTTAGAAGTTCAAGAATCTATTGGTGATAAGGCAAGTTTTGTTGATTTACAAATCTCCGACCCTTATCGTATTCTATCTAAGAAAATAAATAACTATGATGCTCTAAGAATAAGACAAATGATTCATAGAGGTGATTTTAATGATTGGGTTTCTTTTGGTGCGACTATTACTTCAGTCACTTCTAATGTAGACAATAAACCACTTTACGCAATTAACACCCCCGTTGATTTACAGACATATTTAAATGATGGAGATGAAGTATTGATTAATTCAAGAGTTATGATTGTGTTTGATGTGACCGCTTCTACTTTGAGATTCTATCAGGAAAGCAGACTAGAAACTGATTCTGCATTTACAACAACAACAAGTATTGCAACAATATCAGCAGATACTGAAATTTATAGAAGAGCATGGAATACAACAGATGGTACTCTTTTGACAGGAATGAAAATGATTAATGGTAGAGAGGACGGTTTAACTATTTCTTTAATCAATGATGAGTTTTCTCAATTAGAAGCAACAGTCACTTCGTATGTTTCTCAAACTGGATTATTAACCATATCTCTATTTAACCAAGGCTACGATACTAAGACAGCATTAGACAAAATGTCTGGGCAATATATGATTTACCATGAAAAATTAAATGGTAGGATTACAAACCTCAAACAAGAAAAGGTTGATGGTGCTACCATAATGAATATCAATGGTGCTGATAAACTTAAAGAATTACTTGACCCAATTATAGAAAAGAATACATTGTTCTCAAAAGATATTGTGTATTCAACAGATAGTCCATATAATAGACTTATTAGTTTAAATGTCAATGCTACTTGTGAATTTACAAATGATGATTTAACTTTTAGCGGAAGTGGCGTTGCTTTAGTAAAAGGAGATAAAATTTTTGCTCAAACTGCTAGCGGTGTAATGACATACTTAGGTGAAATAGGAACTGTGACTAGTGATACTGCCTATAAATTTAAATCAGGAAGTAAGGGACAAGTTTCTGGAAGACCTGCCTATAAAGCACACAGCAAATATACAGTATTCAATAAAGCACTCTCTTCTAATTCATTCGTCGCTTCTTCAACTAGTTTATACGGTTCTTCTAATAAAGGTCTTTTCTTTGAAAGTGGGACTAAATTAAATAATGAAGCAGATAAAATAGCAGATGCTACTTTAACTCTTGGTGAAGAAAATGATAATTTAACTGGTTCTTCTATAAATACAACTAATCCAAAGTCAAGAGGGTATTATCTAAGCGAAGCAAAGAACATAAAATCGGACAATCTTTTCCAAGCAAGATTAGATGATAATGCTTCAAGTAAATCTTATAGTAATTTTGATACAGTAAATACTTTAATTGATTTTAATATTTTATCAATTAAGAATGTTGACGATAATCAAATAATAGAAATAGCCCCACATATACCTTTGACTTTAGGAAGAGTAGACATAAATTACGGTAATGTTCAAGATACAACTTTTACTTCTTTAGGAACAAGCACTTCGGCTATTACCTCCACTACTCAAAGATTCATTATCACCCAAACAACAACTGTTCTTTCAGGTGTGGGTGCTAATCCAACAAGAAATTATCATGGCAAGCCACTTTACATTGATAGTGTCTTTGTTGGATTTATAACCTTAGCCGTTTTACAAAACGATAATACTAATATCTATATCTATGTAGATAGAGTTTTACCTCAGACCTCTTCTGGAGCCACTCTTTCATCATTAGCAGGAGATTCAACCTACGATGAAACAGGAAAACTACAACATGAACTTTCTCTTCTAAATGCAGGACATTTACACGGAGGAAAAGTTATTGCTCTATTACACCCGTATAGAGATTCAACGAATAATGTTGATGGTTCGGCGTGTGTTTTAGATTATCCACTATCTTATGATGGTGGTACTTTTGCACCAACTAATTCAGCAAGACATGGATTACCATATTACAGAATAACTAATTTGGAAAAAGGAAACAATACTAAAAATAAAATTGTTTATACTGACCCTTCGGGTGCTGTCTTTTCTTATTACGAAAGCAAAATGTCAAAAATTCCATATTATGCTTCTGCATACAAGTTCGACCCTGCGTATTACATTGATGGTGGCTTACAACATAATATAACAGGAGTAGGAAAAGTAGATAATGTTAATAGACCTCATACTCCGATTGAATCGAGAAACGGTAGTATCCCCCCAAGTGGTTCTAATTTCTTTGATACTTTGATACATAAATCCGGTGGAGAATATGAGAGAATTGTGTTTTACATTGACCCAACTGCTGATAAGAGTAGTCCTGCAACTGAACACGAAAAAACACCATTTACCGCAAAAGACATATTATGGCAACCTGACCCAAAAGTTGCTAGAATGTTTTTGTTTATTAATTCCGACTTAAGACCCTATTCTTCCACTAGACATGATAGTTTATTAAACACACTTAATCGAGATATTACTAAATATAATATCTTAGCATTAACAGACGGAATCACTGAAGAACATTCCCATACAAAGGATGTTAACAAAATTAATACTAAAACTATAAATTTTAGGGATAATAATTATTCTTCATCTTCTATACTATCAAGCGAAAAAACTATATCTTCCCTCAATAGATTCGGCATGATGCGCTTAACTGAACTTTGCTTTGATTGGGCTTTTAATCAATTTGACCCAGAAAATCCACCGGATAAAGATAAAGTATTACCTAAACTAGACTACTTTGCTCATAGTATTTCAGAAATATCAAATAATGCAACTCCCGCTACAATAAACAGTGCCAACAATAAAATCTTAACTATGTCTAAAGCGTGTTCGGTTGCTGATGGTGATTTAGTAATAGATGCAGAAGGAAGGTATATTGGTAGGGTTGATGGTACTGTGACTAATAACGCTTCGATAACTCTGCATGAAAATCATTATAGAACAGATGGCAGTGCATTAAACACTACATCTACTATCTATAAGGTGACAGATACTAGCGAATCTAACATTCGAGGACATGGAGTGAAGGACAGTTTTGTTGAATTTGATGAAACTATTCACATGTTGAGAAGTGCTGTTGTAAATACAGTCGAAGATGGGGCAAGTGCTTCAACTGTTGGTTATAGTAAATCAGGAGAATCTTGGAATGAAAGATTTGGTACGGTTATTGGTGCTTCTTCCGGCGGTGCTGAAAGAGTACCTAATTTATTTGCTCCTGTTAATTTAGGTGGAGCGATGGGGCAAACTTCGATTGCTGGAACAAATCACCCATCTCTTCTATTTAAGATGTTAGATGATTTAGAACTGTCTAGTGAAACAGATACACCAAGCGATTCTGCTGACGATGAAACATATAATAAATGGTTTTTACCAATTTTCTTAGATAGATTTTCAATAGAAGACGGTACGGCATTAGCCGATTCGGGGATGGTTGGGGCGCATATTAAAAATAGTTCTAGAATTTATGACGGTACAGGAAATTCACAACAAACATATGGATTATTAGCGTATGCACTAAATAGTAAATTTGCCAATACTAAAAATATAGGAACTGAAACTTCCGCAACTCCATTCAGTTATGACAAACACGCTGATGGTGTTTTCTTAGGATTCAAACCTAGATTGTACATAGATGTAAGCGAACATCATATATCTACCGATATAGGGGCAGGTAAAAGTTCTGTATATACTTATAAATTTACAACAACCGGCCAATATACTTGGCTAAAATTCACTAACTTAACTGGAACTTATTTGGTTAGTAATAAAGGATATTATGCTGATTCTACCGGTGCAACGCAATTTACTAGCAATACAGATAATGATATTGGTTTGGATAATACAGTACCAGATACTATAACATATGTGCTTTCACATGAAATAGACCACAGTATTAGCGGAGAAGCACACATATTGACATTAGATAGAAATATTGGAGATGGTTATTATAGAATACTTCAACCTAATCACACTTGTACTTATGAATTTACACCAAAAGAAATCACACTCAACACTCTTTCTTCAAAATATACTAAAATGCCTTATGAAAATTCTATGTACAAAGGCATAAATAATTACGCTTTAGAGAACGCAAAGGGGGATAGAACTTTACAGGGGGATAATGAAGGGATTCTTTCTATGTATGTTTTGGTAGATGTTGAAGGAATTGCTAATGTTTATAGTAATGTTGTAAATAGTCTAGCATTACAAGGTATGTTAAATGGAAAGGGTGGAAAGTATTGTGTCAGTGATGGAGATACTACATTTTCCACAACGATTGATATAGATACAGACGGCTTATTAAACATAAATAGTTCCGGATATATTAACAATACAATAAGTTTAGATACAATGAAAGAAACTCTCGGCGTAGTTTCAGTTTCGGAAATCACATCAATTACGGTTGGTGGAGAGTCACCAATTAACACCAATTCAAAAAGAGCCATGATTGGTTCTGTTGTTAGTATTTGTCAAGAAGCAGACGACCTCATAGAAGAATTACTTGAAGAACAAGACACACCATTTACTATTACAAAAGAAACCTATCCTCTTTTCGTTGCTCCTAACTTTGACGGCATCAGTATCTTTGAAGCAATTAACTTCTTGCTAAGAAAGAAAGAACAGACCTTAATACAAAAGAATGAAACCTTTGAAATAAAACCAAAGGATTCAACTGGTTTTTACAATGACTTACTCATTAGTGATAATGGTGATATTAGAATATATGAATACGAAGTGTTAGATAGCACATTTGAAGAATACAATGAAATCATAGTCAATGGTAAATCTCACAAATCTAAGAAACAAGACCTAAGAAGCGTTAAAAAGGTGGGAAGAAAAACACTCAAGGTCTTTGAAAGAAAACTAACAACCCAAGAAGAAGTTGATACGAGAGCAAAGGAACTTCTTATTCTTCATAAAGGCGACAATAAAAAACTTAGAATTAAAATAGGACATAATAATATAAGCCAAATAAGAGTTGGGGATGTTGTTAATGTGGAAGTTAAGCAAGAAAACATTCCTAGAAACCAATACATAGTTTTAGAAATTACTCACTTAATGACCGGCTTACTTGACTTAGAGTTAGGTAAATACAGTAAACAGTTAGAAGATAGATTTTCCGAACTTACTGTTAATGTTGATACTGCTCAAACTTTACAGAATACTAAAAATAATGAGCAATCAACTTCTCTTGGTTTCTTAGAAACTGTTAAAATTAAACCAATTAGACTATTAGTTCGCAAACGAGCAACAACGGGTTCAATGACACTTGGATTCACGACAGCATTAAATACAGGAACAGCACCACTTGGATTCACAGGTGGGGCTACAATCACCTATACAGACTTAGTGGAGGAAGAATTTTGATAACTGACCTATTACGAGATAAACTTGCGGCCTATATTTTAACTTTAGCAAATCACGCAAATGCAGAAGGTGATGTTGGATTAGGTGGTAATTCAACAAGTCCAGCCGCAACCACATTAGATGTTCCTTTAGGAGTCACTACTTCACAATATGTGGCAACTCGTTCGGAAGACAATGTTGTTGAAATTAAAATAATGGTGGAGGGTGCAAACATTACAGGAAAGGTTATTCGTGAGGCTAGTTTCGGAGGAAACGATGGTTCGATTGATGAAATGTTAGCGAGAGTTAGTTTTGAAGGTGTTGGCCCTTTTGCGTCAAACGAACAATTAGAAATATTTTTAATGTTAGAGGTGGAATAAAATGGTAGAAAATAA